AAGATTGTGGAACTTGGTCCGGCGAAAACGATCAACGGACTTTGCAGGGATGTAAACGGTGCTCGTGGGAATTTCCTACGGGCGTTGGCAACTTGAGCCAGAGAAACCCCATATTCGCAGCAGCGATGTTGCGTTTGTTGCGTCTCAAATCAAGTGTTGGCATCTGGCATTATCCCTGGGCCGGAATCGTAGAACAGAACGTCGGGCGGGCACCACCGGCCGAACCGAAGATTCGGTGCAATTGCTAACGGGCTCCGGGTTCAAGTCCCGGCGGCGTTCTTTAATCGAGCGTGTAAACGCATGAAACCAGAAGCAATCATCATTGGTCGGCCAGCAATTGACTTTACCACCTTTCTGGGGGTGGCAGTCAAGGTGCTTGGGCATAGTCCGGGAACCGCTGGTGATACGTCCGGCAAGTGTTTGGCCGACGCCACGCGCTTTCTTGGTTGCTTGGCGGCTATGCGTGATCCTCAAGCTCCCGCTGAGTTGGTTCCCAAGTATTTGAATCATGCTGCCTTTAGTGTTTTGGTAGTTGCCACGGAACCAGACATGCTAGACATCTTGGAGTGTGCCTCGTCGATGGCGTTTGTTACAGCAGAGACAACGGTGGTTGGGGTGTTGGCGGCTGTCATTACAGGGACGTTGGCACAGTGGAAGAATGCTGTGCTCTCTGGCTCTGTGAGTGACACGCAACCAGCCGTGCGATTCTTGTTTAACCGGATTCATGGTCTGTTTTGTGATGACGGCTTGAATGTATGGACTGACTTTCGGCGGCGTGAGGCACGGGATCAAGTCACGTACTACTTGGAAGACAAACGAGGACGATGATGAAACCAATGGACCCTGAGTTTGAGAAGATGTTGGGCGAACTATTCACTGAACCCAAGGTGCTTGAAACTGATGAGGAGAAGTTTCGGCAGGCTGTTCAATGTGTTCGGCGGTTCTTGGTTTGGATAATCGTAGCTTCTCTTCTTGGCTACGGTGTTCTAATCAGTCTTGCAGTAGTGATTGTCTTGGGTTGGCTCAAACTCTTTGGAGTGATTTGATGGCTGTCATGCAGATGCGGTGGTTCAAGAAGGATAATCTCGGAAGACGCCGAGCCGCTCCGGTATTGATGGAGACAAAAGACGGTCGCATCTGGTTTCTCAAGAGTGATTATGCCTTCAAGGACATCATTAAAGCCATGACGGGGGCGAAGTGGCATGGCTACGATGAAGAACATCCTAAGAAACAGTGGTCGGTTGCTGATTGTCAGCGCAACTGGATTACAATTCGATGGCAGGCGGGCGAAGATGTCTTTGCGCATTTCGATCAAGAACTTCGTCGGAATCAGTATGATCGGCCATTGATGGCTCACCAATGCGATTTGGCTGATGCCGGCTTGACGTATCACTACCAGATTTTCGCAGCAGAGATGGGGACTGGTAAGGGTGGTTTGCCGAGTACAAAGGTTGCTACATCGACTGGTTGGACGACTCTCGGCGAGATTCAAGTCGGAGACCAGATTGTTAATCCTAGTGGCGGTGTCACGCGAGTAAAAGGTGTTTATCGACGTGGCCGGATGGAAATGTTTAGGGTTACATTCTCGGATGGTGCAACTACAGTGTGTAGTGCTGACCACTTGTGGAATGTGCGCACTGCTAGCCGTAAGTTTCGTGATTTGCCGTATGAGACATTGGAGTTACAGGAAATCCAGGCTCGTGGCTTGTATGATGTCAATGGCAACGCGAAACACTACATCCCGATAACTGTCCCAATTGAATACGAGGGTAGTGAGTTGCCATTGCCACCATACCTTGTTGGGTATTTGCTTGGCAACGGTGGCTTGAGCGGGTGGATGAATGTTATTTCCATTCCAGATCAGGAGACGGTGGATCGACTTAATGGAATGGTGGGCTGTCCGTTGTATCAGAAGTCGAGATACGATTATGATATTAAAGACCCAGTTGTCAACGCATGGATTGACTCTGAGAATCTGAGAGGCTGTCGATCTTCAGAGAAGCATCTACCTGATGTCTACTTGTGGACTACTGTAGAAAACCGACTTGAGTTGCTTCAAGGTCTGTGTGATTCGGACGGCCATGCGATGGCGACTGGTGGTGTGGAGTATTCTACCACGTCAATAAATCTGCGTGATGCTTTTGTGACGCTGGTTCAATCATTGGGTGGCACTTGTAGTGTTGCAGAAAAATACCCAACCTACACGTATGCCGGAGAGAAGCGTGAAGGCCAACTGGCTTATCGTATCTATGCGTCTTTTCCGTCGAGTGTCGTGCCATTTTGGCTTAGCCGAAAGGTCAACAAATATGTTGTGCCAACGAAGTATGAGCCAACACGCGCTATTGTGGGTGTGCAGTCACTCGGAGAGGACGAGTGTATTTGCATTCAAGTCGAGGCTTCTAATCAGCTATATGTCACTGATGACTTTATTGTAACGCACAACACTCTTGCCGCTCAAGAAGTCATGGAACGATCTGGTGTCATGGTGTGGTGGTGGGTTGGCCCGAAAACGAGTCTGCCAAACATTCAACGTGAGTTGCGTAAATGGGGATTTTCCAACTTAATTCATGTTGAGTTTATGACCTATGAAGGTCTAACTCGCCGCATGGATGAATGGAAGCCCGGCGATTTCGTACCGCAGGGTGTCATTTATGATGAATCCTCAAAACTGAAACACTACACAGCGCAACGTACAAAGGCGGCTCAGAAGTTGGCGGACTTGATCCGCGAAAAGTATGGATATGAGGGCTACGTGATTCTCATGTCTGGTACGCCTTCACCTAAATCACCGGTTGATTGGTGGAGCCAGTGTGAAATTACCTGGCCGGGATTCATGGCGGAGGGCAGCGAGAAGGCGTTTCGTGAACGACTCACCTTTACTAAACCTCAAACTTTCGAGAGTGGAGTCACTATTAAGAAGTTGGAAGGTTGGCGAGATGATGAGCGTAAGTGCATGGAATGCGGTGAGTATGCAGACCATGAAAGTCATCAAGCCGAGTTGTGTGAAAACCCCGAAGACTATCATCCATTTAAGCCAAGCATCAATGAGGTCGCTAAGTTGTGTGATCGCTTGAATGGACTGGTCATCATTAAGCATAAGAAGGACTGTTTGACGCTGCCTGATAAGCGTTATCGACGAGTGCATTGTAAGCCGACTGCCAGTGCTTTGCGTGTGGCAAAGGCAGTCATGGAGTCTGCACCAAATACGATTACTGGCATGACGCTGATGCGTGAACTCAGCGATGGGTTTCAGTATCGTGAGGTGCGGACGGGCAATACGAAATGCACTCAATGCACGGACGGCAAGATTGAAGAGTGGTTTGACCCGAACAATCCTGATCATACTTACCGATCAGTGGACATTTTGGACTCTGAAACCGTTGCTCGACTTCACAAGCGTGAGATTGTGTGTCCGGCATGTGGTGGATCGCAAGAAGTCGCTAAGTATGTTCGGGAAACACGCGAGGTGCCGTGTCCAAAGGATGCCGCCCTCAAGTTGCTGTTAGAAGAAAACGAAGAGCAAGGCCGCATCGTGATCTTCGCCGGTTTCACGGGGTCCGTGGATCGGTGTGAACGGCTTTGTCGTGAGCAAGGATGGGATGTTGTAAAGTGCGATGGCCGTGGTTTTACGGTCTACACACATGATGGAGCCCAAGTCACGGATGAAGAACCGCTGGATTACTGGGCCAATTTGGAGGTCCATCCGCGTGTCGCCTTTGTAGCACACCCTGAGTCAGGTGGAATGAGTCTGACTCTAACGGAGGCACGCATGGCGGTGTATTGGTCGAACTCATGGAAACCAGAGTTTCGGATACAGAGTGAAGATCGAGTTCACCGTATCGGAGCGGACATGAATAAGGGTGTGCTGATCGTCGATCTTCTTCATCTTCCAAGCGACGAGAGAGTCTTGAATGTGATTCGGGCCAATCGTAAGCTGGAGTTGATGACGATGGGCGAGATCATGGAGGGTGCCGTTTGGGAGATGCCTGATGAAGAAGCGGGCGACATTGTAGTGGAGGAGATGACGTAATTGGGTTACAGCAGTCGGCCCACTCAATCGGCTGCACCTGACATCTCGCACTAGGAGAATGGTCTATGAAGTTCCGTGTTCTTTTGGCTCTTTTGCTTGCGTTGTGCATCGGCGTGGCTGCCTCGGCTGGCGAACCCAAGGTCGAGCCCGAGGCTTCTGTTCCTGACTACTTGCAGCAGATTAGCGTCACCATCAAATCCGGCGACACTCAAGGTTCTGGTACTTTGGTCACTCGCAAGATTGGCGACGACACCGTGACGTTCGTGTGGACGGCGGGCCACGTTGTTGACAATCTTCGCACAGTGCGCAAGGTCATTACGGCTGACGGTCAGACGCGCGTGCTGGTGGAGTTCCGCGATCCTCAGATTGTACAGGAATTGCATCAGAACGGCCGGCGAGTCGGTGAGACGAAATTGGATTGCAAGGTCATCAAGTACAGTGACGCTGACTACGGCGAGGATTTGGTGGTCTTGATGATTCGGCGTATTAACGCCTATCCTCTTGCCGTCTGTGCTAAGTTTCACAAGGACATTAACTATATTCCGCCCATTGGCGTCGATCTAAGTCATTGCGGTAGTTTGCTCGGCCAGTTTGGGGCTAACAGCTACACGACTGGTGTGCTTAGTCAGACGGGCCGCATGTTGGATATGAAAGGCGCGAATGTCAAGGTCTTCGATCAGGTGACGGCAGTGGCCTTCCCCGGTTCGTCGGGCGGCGGTATATACTTGAAAGATGACGGCGTGTATATCGGCATGTTGACCCAGGGCGTGCAACGCTTGCAAGGGTTCAATTTTATTGTGCCGATCCGCCGGATTCACAAGTGGGCTGCCGACTCCAAGATTGGTTGGGCTATTGATCCCAACATCCCGATGCCGTCGATGGCGGAAATCGAGAAGATTCCAGTGGAAGATCAGGGTGTGCTGCCTTCGGGTTTGCCTGCTTCTGA